CCTTTTTTGATTCGCAAAGGCATAACCGAATTAGAAGGACATGAATTTGTATGGACTTACTTGCAAGAAAAAGACAAGGAGCAAAAAGACAACAACACGAAAGGGAAAAAAGATAAGACAGACACTAAGAACTTAAGTTTTTTTCCCACCGCCCTACTATCAGACAACACCAGTGCAAAACTTGCTAAGGCTCATTTGAAGTTAGTAGGGCTATACAACTTAGAGAGCTTACCCATAGAGCAACTCAATGCAGAAAATTCGTTTGAGGCTATTTGGGAAACATTAGCACGAGAACTACACAACGGCTTAACTCCTGATACTACACCCTTACTATTGGCTACGGCAAATAAATTGATGAAGGCGTTACAAGAAGGGGGCGTGTCTTATCAGAGTGTACCTAACTTGGTAACATACATGACCGAGAACATCTTTGTATTTTCTGGCTTTAAGACTTACCAAGAGTTGCAGCAAGCAAGTTTGTTGCTACGAGATGCACAGGGCAAACTACGTTCTTTTGCGGACTTTCGAAAACAAATTAAAAACCTGAGTGCTACCTATAACAGAGCCTACTTGCAAGCAGAATACAACCATGCTGTAGCCTCCTCGCAAATGGCTGTGAAGTGGCAAGAATTTGATAACCAAAAAGACCACTACGACTTGGTGTATGATGCTGTAGGCGACTTACGGACAAGACCAGAACACGCTGCCTTAGATGGTGTGGTAGAGCCTGTCGACAGTCCATTTTGGGACACACACTACCCGCCAAATGGTTGGAACTGCCGATGCACAGTGTACCAAGTGAACAAAGGAACTAAGGGGACAAAATTACCCAAAGACATACCTGCCAATCCTATCTTGTTCCAAAACAATGTGGGTAAAACAGGTATAATTTTCCCAAGTTCGCATCCTTACTTTCAACAACTCACTGACGAGCAACGCAAGGTCGTGAATGGAAATATAGAAAAGGCAAGAGCATTATATGAGAGAGAATATAAATGGCAATCCGAAGACAACAAATGAAGTTGTTTTTCTTACAGATACGCTATTTGATGTGATAGATATTTATCAGCAAGAAGGAGATGTGTTTGTTTTTCTCAAAGAAAAATTATAAATTCGTACATGGAATCTAGGAAAGATTTTTTTGATACAGAATACCCTAAACTTAACCGAAAAGAGAAAATAAATTTTTGGTTTGGGTATTGCTACCACTTGAATAGGCAAGATAGCTACGGTGAGGAAAACGAAAGTTGTTTTAATCCAACCATTTACCAACAATTGCCCTTAGAAAAAGAAATAAAACTTTCATCTTAGCGCCTCACATCTTTGTTTATCTTTGCTTACCCCATGAGCCACGTTTTTATGTATGATATATAATGTATAATATATAGGCTTTCCGCATCAAAATTTTTAAGTAATTTGTATGTAATAAAATCTATTTTATTGCTACATAATGGAACACAGCACACACAGAATTACACAGATTTTTCAATTTTTATCCATAAATCTATATTTTTTCTATGTATCTATGTTACTATGTGGTTAAAATGATTTTGGTGCGGAAAACCTATATAATATATCATACACCATATATCACACATCATCTATAATAAAAACATGGCACGCACCAAAGAACAAATATTACAAAGCATATTAAACTGCAAGGACAGTTTTGAACAACTATCCGTTCTCAATTCGCAATCAATCACCGCCATTTGGAAAAAGTGGGCGAGTGTAGTTGCCACCATCATTTATTACTTTGAAGTCCAGATGGACTTATTCCGTTCAGAAATAGCCGACATCACAGCCAATGCTGTAGTAGGGCGTGCAGATTGGTACGTGAAAAAAGCCTACGAGTTTCAGTACGGAGATGATTTGGAAGTGATAGACGGTGTAGTTAAATACCCTGTCATAGACCCTACCAAAAGGCTTATCAAACGTGCAGCCTACGCCAAAGACACCAATAACAACACCTTGCTCAAGGTAGCTACTACTGACAACACAGGCAAGATTATCGCCATCAACCCCGCACAAATGCAGTCATTTACAGACTACATCAACAACCTGATGTTTGCAGGTTCGTACATCGCCATACAGTCCCAAGATACAGACTACCTCAAGCTATTCGTAGATGTGTACTATGACCCCTTAAAATATGCCGATGAAGTAAAAAGCAATGTGGACAGAGCTGTCAAAAACTATTTGGCTACATTACCCTTTGACGGCAGCGTAAAAAAGAATGCTATCATAGATGCGATACAAGCCGTAGATGGGGTCGAAGATGTGGAAATAACGACCATAGAAGTTCGTACAAACACAGGTACATTCTCTCCGATGGGGCGTATCTATACACCTGTGGCGGGTTATATAGAAATAGATAGTGCTTTTGAGCTTATCAATCATATTACGCTAAAAACTACGTGAGGTAGGCTATAAAGATGTAATCTTTTAGAAAGATTTATAGGGTATCATATATCATAATAAACACATGAACGTACTCATTTACAACCTAAACATTGGGAGGCAAATCCAACGCCTCCTGTCCACATTTGATAAATACTTTATGAACCCTGTTACGCAGTCTTTAGAAAAACAGGAGTTCAATGTTTTGTGGCTATATGCCCTGTGTTATCCTTTGATAGAACTCCACAAAACCTTTTTGGAGTTTACTTTGGAACAACGAGAGGAAGCCTACGCCAACTCGCAAACATTACTACTTGCGTATAGGCTAAATAGACGTTTTGACACCGTAAAACAAAGAATCTGGTTGGAGAACCACACCCTCAACGCCACTTCACCTGCACCTTACCACTTTACGGTTCATGTGCCACAAGGCATAGATACGGAGGCAGTGCGGAGGTTTGTTGCTAAGTACACTATCGTTGATAAAAACTTTATTATACATAGTGTATGATGTATGATATAGGATGTATGATATAGGATATAGGATATATGATATAGAATATATGATATATCATACAGCAAAAACAAAAATATCATACATCATACATCATACATCATACATCATACATCATACATCATACATCATACATCATACATCATACATCATAACATGGACTATAAAAAATTTGCACAGCAACTCCGAGTTACAGAACAAGAAATAAAGGACTTGGAACAAGCAATAGTGCTTGACACCGAAAAAATAGCCTTACGTTACAGCATGAAGGCATTTAAACAGGCTCAATGGAATAATCAATCTTGGGAAAAACGAAAAGACAGTAGCCTTAGTAAATATGACAGGCGTAACCGAGATAAACCAAGGGCTTTGTTGTTTAAGTCTGGCAATCTGCGAAGGTCAGTAACCGCACAAAGCAGTGGTAACAAAGTCATCGTATCCAGTGATATGCCCTACTCACAGCTACACAACGAAGGAGGAACTATAGACCACCCTGGGGGTACTCCGTATGTCATCAACGGTAAAACGAAGAAGGCAAAGTTCATCAGTCGCACAAAGGCAGAGCAATTAAGAGGCAGCAATAAAACTGTACAAGTTACGAAAGCCCACAAAATTAAAGTACCCAAACGTCAGTTCATCGGCAATTCGCCAGAGTTGGACAAAGAAATAGAGGAAATGATAGATAAAAAATTAGCTAAACTTTTCAAATGATATGCTACTAAAAAACTGCTACATCGCCATTCGTGATAGACTAAAAACTATTAACGAGCTACAAGAAGTAACTTGGTACACCCAGCAAGACCGAGTAAACGAACAGGAAATGTTTGCCGTACCTGTGGCATACATCTTGTTTGATACTATAGAACTCACCTCTCTGCCCCAAAAGGTGCAAATGGTAGAACGGAAGATTAAATTTAAAGTAAGGCTGGTAAGTGAAAGTTACCAAGATACGGAGGAGGCTATTCTAAGCCACTTAGATTTGGTACAACAAATCTACGAGGCGTTGCACAACTATAATCATAAAGGCGGCGACACGCAGCTACTGAACACCATCACCCGCACAGCCATAAAGCCCGAACACGACCTTAGCAACCTATTGATAACGGAGCAAACTTTTGAAGCTATTGCGTTTGATTATACTAATCAAACAGCCTATGTTAAAAGAAAAGTTGGCTATCAAATCAACGCTATTACCGTTAAATAAATACTTTTGTCAATTTATTTTTCCTTAATATTTATTAAATTTGAGGTCAAAACCCCACAAGCCCATGACGATGATAGCACCAACACCAAAACAAAAGGCGGCGATAACTCGGCGAAAAAATACGGAGTTGCGTAATGCTGCCATTATACACCTATTCACCGAGCTGTATCAAGTCAAACGGATTAGATTTGATGATACTATACAGGAGTTGTCTATTAAATACGCATTAAGCCACTCCACAATAAGAAAAATCTTGAAAAGCACCAAAACAAAAAAAGCCTAACTAACGAATTAGTAGGCTTTTACATATATGCTATGTCCTACTTTAAGAAGATTAATAAATCTCCGAATTTCGGACTTCTTTCAGGGTGTCAAACTGAATTATTATGCTGCAAACATACACATATTTATTTACTCTTTATAGGTCGTTTTAGCAAAGAAGAAACACCTTTTAGGGTGTTGATTTCCAAGAACAAGTATAATCCTAGACAACTTCTTTGACTATACCAACTATCCGCAAGATTTTGAAACAAAAAAAAAGATGTAATCTTGCGAGAGGTCACACCCTTCAAAAGATTACATCTTTATAGCTTGAATTCAGCATTACTTATTCAGCTCTCTCCTCACAAACTCCTCACACTGCGTAATTAGCTCCGCAAGTTCCTGTTTGTTCAACTCATTCAAGTCTTTTTTGTGCCTGCCGTACTTCTTCACCCATGCTTTGATAGTTGTCATATCAGCTACCATTGAGTTTTTAGTCTTACTGTACATTTTCCAGCCCAAATCGTGAGCCAATAGCGCAATCACCTTCCGCCGCATATTGTTCAAGTTGCTATGATTAGGTTTGCCAAAACTATCTTTCATGCCTTTGGGCTGCGTACTTGGTGGCGAAATAGCCACCAAGTAATTGGTGATACTCTCCAAATCTTCGTCTGTCGCCTCTTTCAGTGAGGTAGTTCGTTGGTTAGTGTGGCTGTACACCAGTGCTTTTTTCTCTTCATCAGACAGCCCTAATTTGTTAATGAGTGCGTAGATACGTGCGTATTTATTAGGTTGTTTTTTCATAATGATTTATTGTTTAGTTCTGTAAACCATTTCTCCACTTATCTCAAATTGGAATTTCTTTGCGAAATCTTCCAACGTCATTTCAACTTTCATAGTTGCACAGTACTCCTTCCAATCTTTTTGGAACACTGCTAAGGGCATACTTATCCTTTTATCTATCTGCGACATCGGCACTACCGTTGCCAACACACTCGCAACACCTACACTGCGGTTAAGCCTTTGAGGGTTTTCACGTCTTTCAAAATACTTTTGATAGTCCTCCATAATTTCTTGTTTTTCGTTTTCGCAAAGGGTCTTGGCAGTCGTTTTGTAAACCACAGGAGGCACCGTTTTAGTAGCCATTTTACGTTGTATCTCTCCGTTCTTGATGTTCTTCACAAAGTTGCCTATGCTCTTATCATCTTTTAGAGGGAACTCGTTGGCTTTAAAAAAGAATACTAACTCTTCTTTCGTAAAGTCCACGCCCATCAGCATACCCACTTCCTTCACAGTCTTTTTGTACTTCACTTTAAATATGTCCAGATAAGTGTCCAAAAATAACTTCACCTTGTTAGAGGTTTCAGATTTTTGGATATACAGTAACAGCACAAAGTCCAGCTTTTGCGTAGTCCAGTCAATCGTATATTTCTTATACATCTCCTTAATGACCTCCATCGTCTTGGCTGTATTAAGACCTGTGTCTAAGTAGCAAATAAATTCGTTGAGCTGATGGAGATAAATTGTCCTAACTTCAACCACTTTCACCAACCCTAATTCAGCTTTATTTAACAAGCATTGAAACTCATTGCCTACAAAAAACTTTGCAGGGTCGTGCAGCCTTAACGTAGTGAATGCGTCGCAAAACAACTTCCCATTCCAATTATTTGAAAATTTTAACTGCTCCATGATTAATGATTATTAATTGGTATAAAAAAAGCCTACTTTTTACGGTAGGCTTTTAGGTTAGTATTGAGTTTTAGTTTTACTATTCGTCGTCATCAGACTTTTCCACAACCAATTTGGCTTCGTTAGTCTTTACTTCAATACCGTATGCTGCCAAGTCAATGTTTTGCATATTCTTGAAAGTGAATCCTATGGAACTTGGGTAGTCATCTATAAACTTTCCGATAAGCTCCTTATTCTTTTCATTGAAGTTATACACAGGGCTTGCCGTTTTCCAGACCAACTTTGCAGCACCTAAGTTGCAAGACTTTCTGAACTTACCATTCTCATCTTTAAACCAGTCGGGGTTTTTATTGGCAATTTCGGTCAATTCCTCTGTCGCCTCCTTGATTTCCTTGTCCAGCAAAGCCTTGTATTCTTTGGCTTCCAAAATCTTACGAGCCAAATCTCTTGCTTTTTGCGTGGTTTCTACGACTTGGACAGCCTCAACAACCTGTTTTTGGGCTTCCTTTTCTTCTTGAATAAACATAGTTAAATGGGGTTTTAATTGTGATTAAATAAACAGTAAACTGATATTAACTACCATCATGCAGCATTTTTACAGGTGGCGTAGCACTTTTGTTTTCTCTTTGCCTTTCCCATGTAAAGTGCCTATTGTGCCTTTCATGGATTTGTTTGTAGATACTCTCAAATGCTGACCAAAACTCTTCTTGTGTTTCCAGCAATTCATAAAGTGTTTCTGCCTCTACCATTGTTAGTTTTATGGTTAGAAAATCCCGCAAAAACCAACCTTTTTTCCCCGTTGCTTTGTGTAGTTTGCTGTAAACACTGTTCAAAATACTTGCATTCTTTAAGTCCACTAATTTGGTGATGGGTGTAAATACCACCAATGCCGTTGATGTCATCATGAGCCACCTACGAAAAGCCTCTACTTCCGTAGGAATAATTTTATACTTAACCAGCTCGTCTATTTCAAAGATGTCCATGCGCTAATTCTTACTTGTAAATTTATAGAGATAAATAAGGCTTTGCATTGCCCAGCTTTGCACTTCGCTACATTGATGCAGGGTAGTGTAGTGGTATAGCATCTCGTCGAGATTGAAAATAATAGTTTCCTCATCGCTGTCAAACTGACTTTTATAGTAGAAAGGCTTGTGGTAATCGTGATATTGTTTAGGTTTACTTTTCATATTACCAGCAAGAGGTGCAGCCCCAATATCTGTTACTCTAAAAGCTGTCTGCTGTGTTTTTTGGCATAAACGATTGATAAACAAGGTATCTACTTCGTTCCATTTTCGTTCCCACACTGCCCAAAACATATTTAGCGTAACTAAATGAGACATATCTTTTCCTTCTTCAACACTTAGTTTGTCTATAAACTGAATAGCTAATTCAGTAGATAAAATTTGCAGTAGCATACTGTCTATGCCTGTGATGGCTGCTACTTTTTCACGAATATTTGAGTTACTTTTTGTGGCTGTATTCATAGAGGGTGCATTTAGCTATTAACGTATTCTTTTCAACAGTTCTAAAGAAACCTTAGTATCCTTCGCCAACTTAGCGACATTCGTGATAGAACTTTTTAACTTACCAAAGTTGCTTGCGTGATAGGTTTTTATGAAGTTCACACAGTCATCATCGTCAATACCGTATGTCTTACAGATAACCTCCACCAACTTGTCTTCTGGCTTTTGTATTTCCTGCCAATATTCAATACGCCTGTGCAGTTCTCTAAAACCCATCGTGTCTTTACGGACTCGCATATCCATATAGTTTTTGAAATACGTAGTACCTGCCAACACGATGCCCACGCGGTCAACTGTCCTATCATAAATCAATCGGATTAACCGCAAACAGTTGTCATTGAGTTTGCCCACATCATCCAGCAACAGCAACGTACCCTGTTGCTTGGTAAGTGCCTGCACGACCCCCCGCAGTATCGTAGCCTTGTCGCCTTCCCTTTCTACCCCTAACTCCTCTGCTATGCCTTGCAAAAACTGTTTTTGGTTCATCAATTCATCACAAAGCACGTAGTACGTTGCCTTTGGATTTTCTTTTTTGTACTCTTGCAAGGAGCAAGTTTTACCGTAACCAGTTTCTCCGTAAATAGCCAACATTCTGCTATTAATTTGGGCATCTTGGCAAAGATTATGAATAGTCAAAAATCCTTTGCCTTTGATGATACGCCAGCGAAATTGCTGACTAACCTCATTTATTTCTACAGTATCTTGTTGGCATACAGCCTCTACTTTCCACCAAATCTCGTCTGATATTTTTTCCCATTT